TCATAACCCAGAGGTCTCAGGTTCAAATCCTGACCCCGCTACTATTAGACCGTTAGGGTCGAGGAATTTAGCCGGTTGAATTCTTAGGAATTCGCCGGCTTTTTCTATATCTGCAACTGACCAAGCAACTTTGCCGTTCATCTTCGCGGAAATCCCTGCACGGCCGATACCCATGGCTTCTGCAAGCTCAGATTGATTCACGTGCCTCAAGACAAGCGCAACTTTAATATTTGTTACCACAATCGAGTTTAACGAAATTCTCGTATGTGGTTCTGCAATTTGTGTAGTCATACTAAACATTGTACACAGTTCGTAGACCTTAGACACGCACAAATTGATTCCATTCTTGACATTGTCAATTATTTGCGTACATTTACAGCTATGAACGAATTACAGTCGTGTAATTACGGAGATGTCATAAAGAATATTGACACACTCCTTGATTCGTCGGGAATGTCGCGAGCTGAGTACGGCCGTCATATCGGTCTCGGTCGCTCGGCGGTCTCGCAGAAGCTGCTTGGCAAGCTCAGCTTCACACTCAAAGACATCACTGCTACGGCTGATTTGTTTCACGTCAGTGTTGACGCTCTTCTAGGCAGGGAGGCTGTGAAATGATTCTCGGGGGATCGCAGGAGATTGAGGACAAGATTGGGGAGCTTTCGCTATCTCTGTTAGCGAATCTGGATTCTTTGCATGAGTTGATTAAGGCCACTGAAAACGGGCAACAACAGTCCGATTTGATTAGGGTCTATCAAGCTCTTGCCCCACTACCCCTCGAGGTACAGAAGGCGAGGGCGTTCTAAATGAAAGTCATTCTTCGTATTCTGCAGGTGTTCTATATTCTTTTGGCCGGTCTGGGTTTCGCACTCATGGTGTGGGGTGGGGTTAATTATTTCAATCCGGTTATCATTCTCGGCTGCACGATGTTCATCGTGGGCTTCCTCGGCCTTGGGGTGGTGTGCGAATGATGAAATTCACTCTGCAACCTTCGCATAATATGCCCGTCTATTATCTTCGCGCCACTGACGGTGACGAATTCGATGTCACGCTATCTCTCACAGATTCAGATCTCACTGATCTGAATGCGCTTATTCAGTTCGCGATTGAATCTCACGCCCCTGAGTGATTCCACGTGTTCTCGGGATAAGTGAATGGGCTGTGATGTGAGGACTGAGAAACTCACTAGCCCGATGGGTTGAACCCGCTCCCGCGGCTGGCTTACCGCGCGTTACTGAAATACCAAACGCAAGCTACCCCAACCACTACATGGTGCCGGTTATGGCGGAATTGGGCGGCAGCAGTATGAAACGTGTAGCGGGACCATTCCCGGCAGAGAAATCTGCACACAGGCATAACCGACGGCGACCGACCGAAAGAGCACCCGTGGCCCCTGAAAAGGTGACAATTCTTGCTTTTGTCACCCGGGACGGGGTCACAAGACTGTCCCTCCGGGTCTCTCCCAAAAGGGCATTCAAAACAGAAAGGAAACACACATGGGTTACGCAGTACCGTACGAACCGAGCTACAAACGCAAACCTGCCCAGCGTAAGCAAACTGACGCGCGTAAGGCGTTCGAGAACAAATTGCGCATGAAAGTTCTTCGAGCTCTCCCTGCTCTCGAAACACAGTGGGCGCAGGGCGCAGGAGTCAGCCAGTTCAGCAAACGCAACCTACTCCACAGCGAGTTAGCCACAATTCGTGAGGGCGACCTGCAGTATCTCATCGCCGAGGGGCATCTGCCCCGTCCAGATTCCAAGAAGAACTTCAACGCGAGGGCATTCATCCAGATGGCGCGACAATTCACAGGACTCCAGGAGATAACAGAATGAGCAAACACAAGCATAAGCGGCAGAAGCTATCACACCGTCGCCAGACAAAGAAGAAAAGCCCCTACAGAATCATAGGTGATGAATAATGGCCTCACGAAAAGAGATCTATACTACGCACAAATCTGCTCGACTTAAATGGTATAGCACTGCCGAGGTTGCCAAGATTGTCGATAAGAGTGAATCTACATTGAAGGGGTGGCGACGACAGAATAAGGGACCTAATTGGTACAACGTGGAAGGCTCGATTCAGTATCGCAGTGATGATGTGCAGAAGTATCTTGATAAGCGACGCCATGGCTCGGCCGACTAAGCGCCGCCAAGCAGTACCACCTGAACTGTCTGCTCAGGTCATTGCTACCTATGGTAATGATTGTTGGCTGCAACTACCCGGCTGCACAGGCAAGGGCACCACATCAGACCACATTGTGCCGTGGATTACAGGCGGGGCCACTACTCTACCTAACCTGCGCAGGGCGTGCACTCACTGCAACTCTCGCCGATCTGACCGGGTACTAAGTGGCTATGGTGCAACTGTGCATGTGGTGATGGGTCCGCCTGCTGCTGGCAAGAGTGCCTACGTTGATGCTACCGCTAGCCCTGATGCCATCGTGCTCGACATGTCTCGCCTACTACCCGCCCTCGCCCCACAGGTAGCCACGGTACACATGAACAGTGCTGCTCTGTCTACTGCTCTATCTGCTGCATGGGCTGGAACGTATAACAGGTTGGTGCGTTTACCCCAGCCAGTAGACGTGTGGATTGTAGCAAGCCTACCCACGCCTGCACAGATAGCTGACTGGGTAGCCCTCGACTATGACATGCATGTGATGGAGCAGAGTAGCATCACAACTGCTGAGAAGCTAAGCAACTCAGATGAGATGAACCAAGCAAGGGCGCGTCAGTGGTACACACTCGGCCTCACTCAAGCTCATGTTGATGCACTCAAGGCACGCAGGCACACTCAACTGCGTTCTGTTGGCCTCATGGCATCAATTGCAGATGAATCGAAGTCATCATGGTGAGCGCGTCCAGTTTTTTAAGCCACACAGACCGGCAAAAGAGCTCGGGTCTCTTTTCACTCCCCCCAACCCCCACAAAAAAATTCTAGAAACGTTGGAATAACAAGGAAAACTAAGATGAATCTGCTAGATGGTTTAGAAAATGCCGGCCGCTATATCGGCGAGCAAGAAACAGACACAGCTACGTTTGTCGAAGCTCATTTCAGTGGCCGTGACCCTACAGCAGAAGAACGCCTTATTTGCCGCACACTCATGTCATGCGCCAAGAGCATCGATAATGCTCTAGCCAAGGGGCGTGAAATCTCGCGGCTTGTTTCGAGCTTCAACGAGACATTGGAGAGCCTCAACGAGGCGGCTCCCATTGCCGGGGCCATCGATGATGAACTAGCAGACTTGCTGACAAGGGCAAAATAATGGAAATGACTCCCATGCGCTCAGGAACCAGGCGTAACTTCGAGCGTGAAACCGATGGCCCTATTGTCGGCGAGTTCGCTCGTCTTCTCGGCACGCCACTTCTCCCATGGCAGCAGTACGTGGCTGACGTGGCCGGCGAGATCGACCCCACCACTGGAAGCTACTATTATGACGACATCACGTTAACGACCCCACGCCAATCAGGAAAATCGGAACTACTAAAAGCCGAAACCACACGCAACAGTCTTCACGGTAAGAAGCGCAAAATTTTCTATCTCGCCCAGACCGGCAAAGATTCCGACAAGTATTTCAAGGATTACGTAGAAACGCTGGCCAGCTCGAAACTCGCTGCCTTAGCCAAACGGCCAAAGCTGAGCAATGGTGGTATGGAACAAGCCTTCACGAACGGTTCTATCATCTCGCCCGTGGCCGTCACGAAAAAGGCGGGCCACGGTGTGCAAGGCGACCTCATCTGCATCGATGAGGCCTTCGCCCTTTCCAACGATTTAGCCAAAATCATCATCGACGGATTCTTACCTACCGTCGCAACCCGCTTCAAACGCACCGGAGTGCAACCACAAGTATGGGTAACTTCAACCGAAGGAACCAGTGAGAGTGAATTCTTCAATGAGCGATTAGATAAACTACGTCGAGGCGAAGGCAGCACACACTCGGCGTTCTTCGATTGGGGCATTCCCTTTGATTCCGACCCTGAGGACCTGGAAAACATCTACAAGCATCACCCTGCCGCCGGTTACCTGTGGGACTTCAATCAGCTTCAGGCCTTCCGCGACGGCTTTGAGGATAACGTTGGAGGTTGGGCAAGAGCCTTCGGCAATTTAAGAGACAAAGGCCGAGCCGAAAGAATCTTCAGCCCCGACCTATGGGCAACAACCACCACTATCACCCCCATCGACAACACCACCTTGACCGGCCAGCCGCTCGCGTTTGGTGCAGCCGTCGACATCGAGGCCAGCGCTACAACCATTTGCGCCGCCGTTGCTATCGACGACCATGTGACCGTGCAACGTATTGACATGCTGCCAGGCACCGGTGCCGCCTTCTCACGGTTACATGAGTTACAAGAGCGGTATCATGCTCCCCTGCTCATCGACTCCCACGGCTCAGGCGCTGCCTTGTACGACCGGCTCTCTCATGCCACCGACACCTACAACGTACCCTTGTTCAATCTGCTCGATGTCACTAATTCAGATGTACTCTCCTCTTCGCAAGCCTTCCTATCAGGGCTTGAAGAAGGCCGCATTAGCCATGTTGCCGATGACGAGCTTGATTTGAGTGCAGCCAATGCTGCACGCCAATGGGTCGGCGATTCGTGGAGAACCTCACGCCATCTGCCAACTGGCCATTCCAGCCCCATCGAAGCCGCAATCTTGGCCACGTGGGCAGTCACCCACCTGCCAGCCGATTCATGGGGATAAAACTAACCCATTTAATACCAGCTTGACCCATTTAATACCCATTATTTGGCACATGCCGAAAATGGGTGCTTTCATCTGTGGCATGAGCACATGGACGAACCTAAAACGAGCAGCTAGCACCTTCCGCGCGCTGCAAACACGCTCAGATATGCCCGCCGCCATCACACCCCCACCCCGCTCCACCAGCACCGACCCTTTGGCACTTTCCACCGTCTTCAGGGGTATTCAAATTCTGCAAACCGCCCTCACTGGCCTGCCTATTCGACAACTTAAAAACGGTTACCAGGTGGAAAGAGTTGATAACCGTGTTCTTCACCCCGACGTGAACCGCAGTAGGCGGGATTTCATATCAGATACCGTGGCTAGCCTTGCCCTCGATGGCAATGCCTTCTATCGCAAAGTGGTCTTCGACGGCCAGATAGTAAGCCTTGAAATACTTCCACCGCAATATGTCACCATTGTCGATCTGGCTCATGACCCTGCCAGCCCACGCCTAAGCTTCAGTTATCTGGGCACTGACTATTCGGCCACGGATATTATTCACCTCAAATTCCTCAACGTTCCCGGTCGTCTTCGTGGCCTTGGTCCTATATCTGCCGCTCGCGAGGAAGTTGACGGCGCCCATCTCGCTCGCGACTATAAAGCCCAGTGGTTCACTGACGGCAGCAACCCTAAAGGAATCTTGAGCACAGACAAGCCTACGAACCCGGCCATCGAGGAAGAAGCCAAAAGAAAGTTCAAAGAAGGCGCCCCCGGTGACATCAAAGTCCTCGGCCATGATTTCCACTACCAGCCCTTAACACTCAACCCCAAAGACATGCAATTTTTGGAAACTCAAAAGTTTGACACCACCCAAATAGCCCGACTGCTCGGTGTACCTGCCTCCCTCATGCTGGCCGCCGTCGATGGTTCCAATTTGACGTACTCAAATATTGAGCAGAGCTGGATAGAGTTCAGCGACTATACTCTTGCAGCCTATGCCGGTGAGATTGAAGAAGCCCTCACCACACTCCTGCCACGCGGCAATGAAGTCGCCTTCGACTGGGATAGCTCACGGCGTGCTAACACGACCGACAAATACACCGCCTACGCGGCCGCTATCTCAGCACAATGGCTCACCCCTGATGAAGTCCGTATGAAAGAAGGACTTCAACCCCTCAACCAGCCCATCAAGCAGAAAGAAGATATCAATGGAGAAGCGTGAAATCGGCTTCAAAGGCCGAACCCTGCGCGCCGCTGAAGGCAATACCCACGAAATAGAAGGCGTTGCTGTCCCCTTCGGCGACATCATCGATACATGGAGCGGTGCCGAAACCTTCGATCCCGATTGCCAATTCGATGATATCGAGCACGCCAAGCTCTGCTACCAGCACGGAGAACTCATCGGCTCAATTACCAAAGCAGAAAGCCAAGAAGACGGACTTCATATCACGGCACAAATCGCCGACACGGCCACCGGGCGAGATGTGCTTGCCTTGCTTGACGCCGGCGCCCTCGACTCCCTCAGCGTAGGCTTTGTGCCCTTGGCCGATGAGGTCGACAACGCAGGAATCACCCACCGCAAAAAAGTCCGCCTCCTTGAAACCAGTCTTGTGAGCTGGCCAGCCTACGAGGCTGCAAAGCTCACCGACCATCGCAGTAAAGAAATCACAACCCCCCAAACAGAAAGCGACACCATGGAACAGGATAACGAAACTCAAGCCCGCCTCGACTCCTTCGAAGAAACCCAGCGCAGTATTATGGCAGCCCTCGCCAAAACGCAGAAAGACAACACTGTCAACCCTGAAGTTGGTGCAGAATTCCACCGAGCCGGAGACTATATGAAAGCCTTGCGCAATGGCGACGACACTGCCATCAAGGTCATGGGAGAGGGCCGCGACCTCATTACTACCGGAGTAAGCGGCAATACAGTCTCCTGGCTTTCTGACCTTATCCGCCTCGTCGACTCTCGCCGCAAAATTGCGAACATTCTCACTCATGCCGCTCTGCCCGATAAGGGCATGACTCTAAGCTATAACGCTCTGGCCACCGATACCATGAAAGTTGATTCTCATACCGAGGGCGAGACGCTACCCTTTGGTGAAATCACTTTCGGCACACAGAGCGTGGACGTAGAAACCTACGGCGGATATACCAAACTATCACGGGAAACGATTGACCGGTCAACCACCCCAATGCTCGATACTGCGCTGAAAGCCCTCACACTTACCTATGCCAAGAGGACCGAGCAGGCATTGCGCGACTACCTCTATACGTCCATCACGTCCGCTCGAGATGCGGAATCGGGACCGAATAATATTGAGGCCGCCAAAAGCTTGACGACCATGGAACCCTACGATTGGGCTGACCTGCTCGTCGACGCAGCCGATGAACTCGACGCGAGGGGTGCCAACCTTGTTCGCCTGGGTGTCTCTGCCGACGTGTTCAAGGCACTGATTCGTCTCCAGACAACTGGCGACAGGTTCCTGGATATCTCTGGCGATGGTGTCAATCAGATTGGTTCGATTGACGTCACTGGTATCACAGGCAGCCTCATGCGTGTTCCGATTCAGTTGCTTCCCGGTGCGCCGGCCGGTACTGCCGCATTCATCGACCCCGAAGCGATTACCTACTGGGAGGCCGGCGGACCTACGCAACTGTCCGCTACTGACCCCACCAACCTGACCGACGCTTACTCGGTGTATGGCTACATGGCCGTCGGAACGACATTCGCTAACGGACTCCTCCCCATTAAGTTCCAGGCCTAACCATGGACAACCCTGACGAACTCCTAGCCACGATGAAAGCTGAAGTCGTTGTCATGGACTCCCAGGACGAAGCGAGGGCAAACACTAAGCTGGTCCTCGCCCGCCACTATCTCGCCGAGGCAGTCCGCGACTACAGTGTTCCGCCGCCCATCTTCGATGATTGCGTTGTAAGCGTGGCTGTGGATCTCTACAACGCAAAAAATGCGCAGTTGGGTGTCATGAATGTGACTGACGGGCAGATGGAACCCTTCCGCGTCTCCACCGACCCACTCCGCAGTGCGTGGCCCAAACTCAACGCTGCGGGGATCCCCGTCGGGGGGTTCAGCATCAGATGAGCAGCCTCAACGAACAATACGAAACACTCACCGAGACACTGCAGGGGCTGCTCGGGAATTCTGTCACAAATATCACTGTAGATGGCCAATTCATCTCACCCAAACAAGGCGTGCCGAGCGTGTTGATTGAGCCGCCCGAATTGAGTGTTGAGAAATGGTCGGAAGGTGAGGCGACATGGAAAATCGACATCATCGCTGGTACGACCACTACGCAGGCCCTGAGTCTATTCGACTGCCTCACCGTTCTCGATAAGCTCATCGCCGGCAATTTGAACATTGCTAGCGCTACCCCTGTCACCTACCTGAACAACGGGCTGAGCTTAGCTGCGTATCAGATCACGCTCAACCCATTTGATTGAAAGGAAAAAAATTATGGCAACCTCAAAAATCCGCACCCTTGGCCCGGGCACTCTACTTATCGGAGAGACAGACGCAGAGAAGAAGTTCGACGCTGACACGACCTCAACAACTCTCACCCCTAAGACCGAGGACGGTGACGAAATCAACTTCCTGGACGGTTCCACAGAACGCGACGAAGCCACAACCACATGGACGCTCGAGGGCAGCATTAAGGAAGACTTCAGTACCGACGGCGTCCAAATGTGGTGCTTCACCAACGCGGGCAAAAAAATGCCCTTCCGGTTCATTCCCAACAAGGAAGGAACACTAGGATTCACCGGCACGGTCATTGTGTCCCCCGTCGCTATCGGCGGTGACGTGAAGAAGAAAAACGATATCGATTTCAGCTTTGCTGCCTCCGACGTCACCACCACCACCGTCAGCCCTACTGCATAATCATGGCTAACGTTACCGCCGGCAGCTCAAAGCCCGCAGTCCAGGTAGAGGGACTCAAAGAACTCAACCGCACGCTCAAAACTGCTGGTGCAAATCTCAAGGACCTCAAAAAAGAGAACAAGAAGGCCGCTGACGTCGTCGTCCCCGTTGCGCGTACCAACGTCCCAGTGAAATCAGGCAAACTCTTAGCCTCGATTCGCTCAGGCGCCACGCAGAAAATGGGTATCGTACGCGCGGGGAAGAAGTCAGTACCCTACGCGGCCATTCAGGAATTCGGATGGCCCGGCCACAACATCAAACCCCACCACTACATCGTTGACGCTGCTCACAGTACGGAACCCCTGTGGGTACAAGTCTACGAAAACGCAGTCAACAAAATCATCAACGAAATCTACGGAGCACAAAAATGAACACCACCACAGTCAACTACGTCGACGGCCACTCTGAGACCATCGCTATCACCCTATTCGACCGCATGGCAGCTGAGAAATACGGAAAAGCCCACAATTGGGGCAACAGTATGGAAAGCATGGTCAGCGTCGCCGCCTATGCCGCTTATGCTGCACTTCGTCGGACTGCGAAACTCGCTGAGGGTCTTCAATTCGACGCCTGGGCACAGTCTGTCGTCTCCCTCCCAGATACCACCACAGACGACGATTCAGACCCTTTAGAGACGGCTGGGACGAAGGAAGCCTAGGCGAATGGAGTGTCGCCATCGCTAAAGAATTCGGTGGCACCCCCTGGGAGTGGCGAGCACAATCAGACCCCGATGAACGCGATTGGGGAACCGCTATCAAAATCATGCAAGCAGAAGCCGAGGCAATGGAAGAGGTGAACAATGGCCGGTAGTGCAATCCTTGCTATCAAGATTATCGGCAACGCCACGGGCGCCGTCAAAGCGATGGAGAAAGCCCAAAAAGCCTCGATGTCGTTCAAAGACCGCCTCGGCCAAGCCTCTACGGGCGCCAAGGTCGCTCTCGGTGCCATCGCCGCCGGCGCTGTCGTCGCGGCTAACTCGGCCGCAGACCTGCAACAATCAGTCGGCGGTGTCGAAACAGTTTTCGGTAAATCGTCGGCCAAAATGCTCGAATGGTCCAAGACAGCCGCCCAGTCAGCCGGCCTCTCCCAAAACGCGTACAATGAGTTCGCCACAACACTCGGCAGTCAGTTGCAGAACATGGGCATGGACGTTGACCAGTCCGCAGCAAAAACAAACGACCTCATCGGCCTTGGCGCAGACCTCTCCAGTATGTTCGGCGGCACCACATCAGACGCCGTGGGAGCACTCTCCTCTGCTCTCAAGGGTGAGATGGATCCCATAGAAAAATATGGTATCTCCCTCAACGACGCCACACTGAAAGCCAAAGCACAAGCCTTGGGTCTGGGGGACCTGTACGCGGCCGGAGACCGCAACGCTAAAATGCAGGCCACCATGGCAGCCATCACCGACCAGAGCGGTAAAGCCGTGGGCAACTATGCAAAAGAAGCCGATACCGCGCAAGGCCAACAGTCGCGCATGACTGCCGGCTTCGAGAACGCGAAAGCAGCTCTAGGTGCCAGTCTCCTGCCTGCCCTGACGATGGGCGCGCAAGTGCTTTCGCAGTTCGCCACGTGGGTGCAAGAGAATTCATCATGGCTCACCCCACTCGCAATAGCTATCGGAGTTGTCAGCGCGGCCGTATGGATTCTCAACATCGCCATGAACGCGAACCCCATTGTCCTGCTGATAACTATCATTGCCGGGCTTATAGCCATACTCATCGGCTGGGCCTCACAATCCGACAATGTGAAAAATGCGTGGGGGTCTGTAACCGGATGGTTTCAAAATATTGGGAAGAGTATTTCAGACGCTTTCAAACGCGCAGGCAACTGGATTAAAGACACGTGGAACGGTCTCATTGATTGGTTCAGAAGTGTCCCAGGCAAAATAGGTGGCTTCTTCCGTGGTATGGGAGAGACCATCAGCGCGCCCTTCAAAAACGCCTTCAACGGGATTAAAAGCATTTGGAATAACACCATCGGCCGCATCGGCTTCACAGTGCCCAACTGGATACCTGGAATCGGCGGGAAGAGCTTCCACGTGCCGAAACTCGCAACCGGTGGCGTTCTCAATTCTGCCGGAACTGTCATGGTCGGCGAACGAGGGCCAGAACTCCTCAGCCTCCCTGCGGGCGCGCAGGTGACTCCTCTTAATCGTGTGAATTATGGTTTCGAGGGTGGCGGAAATATCACTATCAAAGTAGAGCGACTCGAAGTTCATTCAACCGGAAATCTCGATAATGATGGCGTGGGAGATGACATTATGAAAGCCCTCCAAAAATGGGCGCGTGTAAGAGGAAAGAGGCTGGCAGTATGAGCATGTCAAAATTCCCTGACGAATGCTACGTGTTCCTGGATATGCGTGAGCTGCCTCAGCACCCTGATGGCAGCGATAACATTGTCCCGCTTTCCCCCATAACAATCACGTGGGGGAATGATAAACCCTGGGAAACCCCTACCCCTTCTGTATTAACCATGGACTTCTTCGACCCAACAGGTCGAGTATCCATGGAATCGAACAAACTCAACGGCCACCGCCTCACGGTAAACCCATGGACGAACCGCCGAAATGAACCCGTGTGCTTCGCAGTGTTTGATGGTTATATCACCGACGTGAAAATTAACGGAAGGAAAATCACGGTCACAGCATCTGACCGCCTCTATATTCTCGCAACCGATGTTCGCCAAGGCCCGAACTGGGGTACGGACGCCTCTACTGCGCGCGGATATCAATGGTGGACACAAGGCTCACTTGATGATAAAGAGAAGGGGTGGTCAAAATACGACGGACTCAATGATGTCAGTATCTCATATAGTTCCTTTGCTGTGCCCTTTGAAGCGTCCGAGCGTGTCAGTTTTCTCGACCTGTATGTGAGACGGAAAACAATCAAACGCGCCGACGGCGCATATGAACTCCATATCGCTCGTCCTATTTACGTGAATTTGCAAGGAGAGCCTGAAGCAGTTCCTAGACTCTCGGCTGACTATGACGTCATCGACCCGACATTGAGGTTACTCGGTGCAACTATCGAGAATAATAATGGAACAGACATTAGTTCCGGCGAAGACCCCTCAATCATTCCAGCGAGCACTGTCGAGGTTCCTGTGCACCCGTCATTCACCTCTCCCGATGATGTGTATACGCAGTTAGAGATTAAGTATTTTCATCGAGGGCTAACGAACCCAGGCGCCACTGCTGCTCAGACTGAAGAAGCGGCTACCAAATACACATTCACTCAAGACGGCGCGCGCCTTGTCCGCGTTGACGAATCGAACCGTGACGGAGAGACAGTACTGTCTCTCGATATCGCATGGACTGAATACCCCTCAAATCCCGATTCAACTGCATCAAAGATTGATATGAACATTGCAAGAAAGACATTGCAGGAACTCAACACTCGCGTGAGGCTTCCGAACGTAACATTCCAAAACGATCGAAACGATGAACGCCTCTTCTACCCTCGCCCCTCTCGCCTTTGTTTCATAGGAAGCCAGTACGAACGAACAATTCCCTTGACACATGGGTGGTGGACGCAAATAAACGGGAAACTAGTTTATGACGCTACTCGTAAGTCCGGTCGATGGCGTCACACCGTGGGCCTATTGCCCGTTATCAGCTCAGGGAGCGAACCAACCTTTGGCGACCTTCAACAGCTCAATTCTGAGGCAACGTTTTCTGAAGCTAACTGGATCCTCGGTGCAACCAGATACATCACAGACATTAGAAAGGTAGCAGCATGACAGTCCTCACCACATCAAAATACTTGCTCCCCTATCCCGCTGACAGTGAACCCATAAAAAACCTCCCCACTATCCTCGAGACACAAGCTAAGGGGATTGAGACAGCTCTTTCAAAGTTTGACTTTGACGGCTCAGACACCTCAACTCTCACGGCTCGTGTCGCCTCACTTGAAACGCTCCTCTCACAGTTGAAAAATAATGTTGTCGTCCTCTTTGACAACGATAACCAGCCCTTCTCAGGGGCAGTGAGCCTAACTGAGACCGCCGCGAATTTTGAGAAGCTTACCATCTGCTTCCGCACCAACGATGACCTCTACGGATCCATGGACGTCGCAAAACCTAACAATAAGAAAATTATTTTGTCCAATATCACCTTCATCGCAGAAGGAAACATTTATGTGAAATCACGAACATATGTCATCACTGACAAGACAATCAACACGTACAAGTCAAGCACAAACTACCAATCCGGTGAAGTCAACGTCACACTAGGACAGGCAGGACGTCAAAAAGATGTTATAGCCATCACTCAGGTGTATGGGACGAGGAAAATGAGCATCGTATGAGTGAGGCCATTATTATCGCACTCGTGAGCGCTATCAGTGGAACAGTCGGCGCTGGCATTCACGCAGGCTTCGAGCATCATCACAATGCAGCCATGGAAGAAACAGATTCTGCCGACCTCCTCCTGAAGGCACAATCGCAGCTGACCGCCACCATGGAAGACATGACCCTTCTTTGGCAATGGAATCGCGCCCTCGTCGACCATATTTACAAAGGCAGCCCACCACCCCCACCACTCCCACCCGACGGTCTCTTCAACCACTGAAAGGAATAGCATGGCTCACCACGAAAAAACCAGCACACCAACAGTCACACGCGAGCGTCTCAAAGCGTTCAGTACACTCGCCGCCTCACTCACTCTCACTATTAATGCAATTCTTGCTCTCCTCGGTTATAGCCCACTGCCCTTCACTGATACACAGGCTGGCACTGCCGTTTCAACAGTGCTCATGGTCGGTATCAACGTGTACGCATGGTGGAAAAACCAGAATGTCTCTTCACATGCCATCTCAGTCGCTCAAGCGACCACAATTCCCAACACAACCGCATCAAATCCTAGTAACAATCACGACCAAAACAACGACCTACCCCTCAGTCTCGATGTAGGTGATGGTCACGTTGATATGGAGGCGGCCTAATGGTTGCCACGCGCACGCAAGCCCTCAGGACCGCGAATACTATCACTCACGGGTGGGGTGGACTCTGTCTTGGGTTCACAACACATTGCTATGCGGCCAACCCCCGCTACCCAAGCGCCATAGCAGCCTGGAACGCAAGCTCACACAAACACCCGACCACAAACCTCGCGGCCATTCCCCTCGGATCTCCGATATGGTTCGCCCCCCATGGAAGCCCATACGGTCACGTCGCCATCTATGCAGGCAACGGATACATGAGAACAACAAACAGTTCAACCGGGAGGATTCACACAGACCTCGTCTCTACGTGGCAATCATGGGGATACCAGCTTCTCGGTTATACCGATGATATCGAGGGCCAATTAATCCCACAATCTAAAGGAACTATCATGAAAACATCTGACATTTGGAACTACGGACTCGGCTCAGAAGGAAAAAGCGGCTACCACAATACTCCCGCGTGGATCCATCTCAGCTACACCCACTACGACACATCACGCCTATGGGCAGAGCTTGGCCGCACAGACGATGGGGGGACCAGAGATAAAACAAAAGGCACCATTTACGAACGAATCTGCTATATCGACAAGCGTGTGCGAGAAATGAGCGCCACCATCACCGCACAATCCGTGGCCGTCGAAACCCTCGCGAAAGCCACCGATGAGAACTACTGGAGACGAATCAACGAAATCCAAGAGAAACTCGACGCCCAGGCCGACGACCTCAAACAAATCAAAGAAATACTCAAAGCTACGCACTGA